AGGCATTTGATAAATGGGTTCAAAAAAAGCTTATCAAAAAATGTAAAACTGGGAGACAGTATAACATTAACTCTGTTAGACTGGAAATTTCGGTGATTATAGCATGGCTCGAATGGCTTAAAGATATGGATTATAAGCTAAAAATCAAAACAAGGATGATAGTAAAACCAAAAGCGATTCCAAGCAGAAGAAAGTGGTATACGTCAAATGATATTTCTAAAGTACTAGATTACTGTGAGGAATTAATAGATGAAGTAATGATTAGAGTTTTGTTTGATACTGGGCTTCGTGCACGTGAATTTGTTAATTTAAAATTAAGTGATATTGATAATAGGACTATTTATGTTTTTGGTAAAGGGAGAAAACAAGGTTGGGTATATATCTCAGAGTACACAAAACAAAGATTAGATTTATGGATTCATGTCATGGGTATAAAAGATTATCTCTGGATTAAAGGGACTAGAAATAATTATCATAAACAAATGACTGTGGATGGAATACGCAAAAGACTAAAAGCAGTATTTATGAGAGCAGGCTTTGACGATTTCCAGATGCACGAAATGCGTCATAGTTTTGCTACAGATCTTCGTAATAAAGGAGCAGATATGGACGTCATTCAAAAATTAATGAGACATTCCAGCTTACAAGTAACACAACATTATTTACACAATCTAGAGGGAGACCTTTGTCCAGTTTGGGATAAAGTTAAGAATTATCAGATCAGCCCAAATCATCACTCACAAACTGTTTATATAAGAGGCGAGATGATTTCTGTATGATATAATTAGGCAAGATAGCTACCCAAATACCGGCGCTAGAAGAGACAAATTTAATCTTTTGGCGCTTTTTTATATCAGCCAAGAAAGGGTAGTAAGAGATGGACTTTTTTAAAGGTATTGGAGACTTTTTCGGAGGTTTATTCGGCAAGAAAAAGAAGCAAAATGAGGAGAATAATACCCAAATTAACTGGCAACCACAATCATTTCAATCTAATTTTCAACCAAATACTCTATCTTCTCAAGCCGACCTAAATAGTACTAAGTTTAATCCAAATAGAAACTTGGATATCAAGCCTGATTACTCATTTAAGACAACAGCGTTAACTCCAAGCACTAAGTCAGTAGGTGATACTACAGATTTTTCTAAAGATAATACGTCTGGACTAAATCTAAGCCTTAATGGAAAAAATAAAACAGATGGGAATAGATTTACTTTAGGTGGAAGATCTAAGGTAGAAAATACCGCAGTTCATGAAGATGATCTGAATAATACGATTAAACAACTAAATGATCGTTATCATAATGAGCACGATAGTATTGGAAGATTCTGGGGAAGCTTTGCTGGTGATACAGACAGAAGAGATAAGGAGTTAAGACGTAAAATTCTCACAGACGAGATGAAAAAGATTACGGATGGATTAGGCTCTAACCCAGATGGTACATATAAACGAGACTATAATGACGACGAAGCCTATAAAATGGCAACACTACAACTCGCTATGCGTCATGGGATCGATAGGCAACCACTAAAAGCGTTTGTACCTGCAGGTTCAATTGATAAAAAACCAATTAATTCTAATACGATGGGAGAATGGAGTCTTGCCGCTGCTAGAACTATCAAAAATATGACAGATGGCGAAGACGGTATAGGTGGGCTTGTCGGCAATGCGTTACTAGGAAAAAGAAAAACGGACGAAGGTTTCAACCTTGGACGCTTTATCACGGACCTACCAGCCGGTATGGTCGCAGGAGGAGCTGGAATCGGCTCGGGTATTTCTGATGCGCTTTCGGGCAAGCGTATGCAGGACGATGGCGCAATCCAAGACCTAAATGGGTTACAACGTCTTGGTTCTGGCGCAGATGCCGCTATCAGCGCCTTTGGTTTACCTTCTGGTGCTAGTGGTAAACTTCTTAATTCATTATTCAAAAGAGGAGCAAAACAAGCGGTTTCAGAAGCTGGAAAGGCTGGCTTTAAGGAAGCAGCTAAAAAGATTGCAAAAGATTTAGCCAAAGGTGCTGCTTCAGAGGGACTAGAAGAAGGTGTACAGCAAATTGCGCAGAATCTTTCTGATACTGATAATTACGATAAGAATGGTGATTTCAAAACGAAAAACTTGTTCAATCAAGTTCCCGAATCTGCAGCACTGGGTGCTTTAGGTGGCGGAATTATGGGTGGAGCAAGCCTTGGTATTGATGCCGGTAAAACTAAACTTGGCGAACTACATAATAATATTAGACAAAATATTGACCAAAGAATTAACCCACAAACTAATCCTGTACAAAATGCCGTAGCAAAAGTTGAAGCAACCAAAAATATTACAGAAAAACTTAAAAATGCTTACGTGGATGGAAAGTTGCCAATTCCACAGACTGCAATAACACCTAATGCTGGCATAAAAAATAGACTCGAATCCTCTTTTGAAAATGGGCTTACTGGAGAATTTGATAATGGTAGAAGTTGGATTGGAAGATTAAAAACAGATGATGTGGCAACTGCTAATAATATTCAGAACACACTTGGACGTAAGAATATAAATGAAGACGGAAATATATATTTAGATAACTACAATGCAGCTGAACACGCTCAGAAGCGTTTTTCAGAAAACCCTGAGTTAAATACCCCAAAACATTTAACAGACACTGCCTATAACGCTCTATTTGGCGATGGTAAGGAAATTCTGCCAAACAATCCATCTAACCCAAATTCGGTAGCATTCGTAAATAAAAATAACCCTAGTGGGCTAGTTCCAGTGGGGGACAGAGGTAATGGTAATGAAATTTTTAGTGTTATTCCATCAAAAAGAGAAATCCGTACACTAGAACATCATAATGAAGCTATAAAAAAAGGGATGTCGCCCGAAGGCGACTCCGCAAGCATTGTATCACAAAACCCATCAGATGTCAAGATGAAGCTAGATGAAAATAGTACCAAAAATGGCACTATGCAAAATATAAACCGAACAGATACCGAACAGACAGAAATGTCTAGACAAGATTCTTCAGGTACAGATATTGAAAATTACATAAAAGATCAAGTCGAAAATCAGAAAAAATCAACAAGTGGTGGGTTGATGCAAAAAATCAGAGACGTTAAAGATCAGTTAAGACATCATTTAGTTGATGATTCTACTGCATATGAGCAATACATCCCTAAAGGTAATGATAAATGGTCTAAAATAGCTCGAGAACAGTTAAAAGAAGATATTAGGAACGATATTGATAAGGTTCGTTCTTCTGATATGATTGCACAACAGTTTATCCGCGATAATGGATTAGCTGAGCTCGGTAAAATGTCTACTAAAGATCTAAATCAATTCCAACAATATTTGATTGCTAGACGTCATGCAGCGGACTTGCATAAACAAGGTATTAATACTGGACGTGATCTTGACATGGATTTAGCTATTATTGATAAGTACAAGAAGAAATTCACGGAGCAAGAGAAAATTTACCGTAATTTTAATAAGCAACTTCTAAATTATATGGAAGATAACGGCTTAATTTCCAAAGAATTACATAATAAATTGAATCAGAATACAGCTTATACTCCATACCAGCGTCTCATGGATGATGTCAGCAGTTTTACTGGGCATTCACAACAATTAGGTAATCTTAGTAGTGAACAAGTGATCAAGAAAATGAAAGGGTCAGACAGAACAATTCTTAACCCTATTGAAGCTACAATGTCGAATACCATGCGAATTATTAATGAGGGACAACGTAATATCGCAGCCAGAAAGATTGCCGAGAATGCATTTAGTGAACACAGATTAAGAGATGGCGAAAAACCACGAGCAGGCTATGACACCTTGAATTTCATGGAGAACGGCAAGAAAGTCTCATACGAAGTTCCAAAGATGGTGGCAAGCGAGATGAAACGACTTAATCGTGTGCTTCCAGAAGGAGTGGAAAAAGTTATCAACGTCCTAAGTATGCCAGCAAAAACACTCCGTGGTGGTGCTACGTCATTAAACCCAGTATTTGCAGCTAGTAACCTGATTCGCGACCAATTACAGACTACTATTACAGGTAATATCGGGGCTAATATTAAAGGCACCCCAAAAGCACTACTAGCTACCTTTGGATTTGGTGAAAAGGCAGATAATCTCCGTGCTGAACTGAGTCGTCAAGGTATTATCGGTAGTGAATATCGCCAAACCTATGGTTATAAGCAGGGTGATTTAATGGCGGAACTTCACAAAGAACACCATTTAAGCAGGAAAGCCGCAGATAGATTAAAACATCCTATAGACGCGCTTAATGACCTAATCGGAAGAACTGAGTATTTTACCCGTGCACAACAATACTTTGGAACTGATGGAGATATCACGGCTAAATCTCAGGCTGCACGTAATAACACCCTAAACTTCTCTAGGGGTGGTGAATCAATTATGGTTATCAATAAAATCGTGCCATTCCTTAATGCAGGAGTACAAGGTGGAAGACAAATGACAGCTCAACTTGTTAAACGACCAGCTAGAACGGCGTTAGCATTAGCCGCCTGGGCTGGTATTGCAATGGCAGCAAAAGGTATTAGCGAGTCAGACGAAAAGAAGAAAGAATTGTATGACCGAGTATCAGACTACGAGAAGCGCACGAATTTAGTACTTTTTGATAAAGACGCTAAATATAATCCGGAAACAGGTCGTATTGATGGACTGATCAAGATTCCTATTCCCCAATTTCTTTATCCTATAACTGATTTAATGAATAATCTTAAAGACTCTCCAGACGCGTTATTAAAGACAGCCGGTAATATCTTTGAGGTGTTCACTGGATTAGATACGGAAAATCCAGTAAATCAGTTAACTCCAACTGCTATTAAACCGTTTATTGAGGCAGCCACCAACACCAATACATTCACTAAACAAGATATTGTAAGCGATTACGATAAGAATAAGTTACCACAAGATAAAGGCGCTAAGTACACTACCGGTGCAGCTAGGTTCTTGTCTAGCTTAACTGGTGTAGATGCACCAATTATTGATAACTTTATCGCAAACTGGAGTGGTGGACTTGGCAAGGATTTAGCAAAAACCCTAACGGATAATCCAGATAACCAAAAAGATGGCGGTGGTATTGGACGCATCTTTACTGAAGGAGCATATCGAAGGTTCGGTTCAGCTGGAGCAGATAGTCAATATAAAATGGCTGTGGACAGTGGCGAAAAACTCAAAAAACAGCTTGAAAGTTATTCGGATTTTAAAAACTTGAGTAAAGAAGATCAAGAGAAGGTTAAGAATGCTGTCGATAGCGATTTTAAGCAAATTGGGAGCACGTTCGGCAAATTAGAACGTGGAGATGAAGTTAAGAAAAATCTAAGTGATAGACAAACTGGGCTACTTCAAGACTTTAATAGTAGTAAATATATTGAAGAAGTTTTAAAAGGCACTAAACAAGTTAATAAAGATCGATTGTATAACGAGAGCGACTATGAATATAACGAATTCAAGAAAGAATACGAAGATAAGCTTACTAAAGGTGAATATAGTCGTAAAAGTAAGATAGAGGCGCAAAACAAACTCAAGAAATTAGAAGTTGGCAAAGACTTCAGCAAAGAAACTAGAGATTTGTATGGACTTGGTAAGAATGATTTACGTAATCTTATTGAATCATCTGATGATGGTGATAAAGTCCTAAACAATGTCTTGGCTTATGGAGATGCTCTAGTGAATGCTGGAATCATCAGTAGAAACAAGTTCAGAAATAGATATGGGAATATTAGCCTATCAAGTACGACCAGTAATAAAAGTCGAAGCAGTAGCTCTAAGAGCGGGGGTACACCATCATATAAGATGGACACAATGTCGCTTATTCGTGGAGCATTACAATCCTCTAGCGGGGATAAAGCCTCAGTTAGCTTCAACCGTAAAGCGGCTGCTAAAGCCAATATTAGGGCTATTAAACGACTAAGTGGGAAAGTAAAATCTATAAAAAGTAGGTAATAAATGTGGTAAAATATAGCTAAGAAGTTAATATTTGTTCTACCTAAATACTGGCGAACTTAAAGCAAGAGAAAGCTGAAAGTTGTCAGTATTTTTCTTAGAAAGGTAGAGATGCAAGTAGACAAGATAATTCAGAAAGCCTATAAAATGGCAACTGGTGATGACGAAAGTATTGCACAGTCTGAACCAGCCTATAGCAAGTATGTTAGTATCCTCAATGACTTACAGAGAGATTGGTATAATGAGTCAATTATTCTTCCGAATGAAAGGTGGGCAAGTTTAGAGCGAGAAAAAGTAATTTCTTTAACAAATGATGCTACCTACGAACTTGACGGTGAGCTTGTTCGTTCCCCGCTTAATTTTTTATCACTTAGAATAAAAACAGCAGATAATCGAATAATTACTCCTAAGTTAGTCCCAATGCAAGAATTTGGCACTAATAAAAAAGATATTTACTCTGCTTCCGCCGATGGCAAAAAGATTAGCTTTAATACTGATTATATTAAGGACTTCGTAGGAAGTGAGCTTGTCTATCCATACTATGAACCACTTAAAGAGCTTACTGTAGATAGCATAGCCATTGTCGATGATGTCAATTGGTTAATTTATATGTTAGCCGCCGAAATTGCTAGATCAGACATTGTGCAAGCTGGTCAATATGGCAATCTGGTAGCACTTGCGCAGAATTCCATGACAAGTATGAAGAATCGTCAGAGAGGGCTTAGAATCGCAAGTATGAACCCATGGAGAATTAAGAGATGATCAACCCTCCTAAAACTACAAAAACTCCTTCGGTTTCAACTCTAGTTCTAGACAATTGGAATAGAGGTCGAGTAAGCATCTTCGATGAGAACCGTGGACTCATTAATGGATTAGACGAAAGCCTTAATGTCTGGCTTACTCAAGATGGTGTAGCAGAACCAAGACCAGGTTTGAAGCTTTATGGGGTGCAACCAGAAAATGAGATTATTGGAATCACAGAAGTCGTAGCAGTCGAAAAAGGATGGCCAGTAAATTATCTGTTATCCGTCCAGCGTGATCCTAAAACTAAAAAAGCGTATGTTTATTATGCTAAAGATGGAAACAAGTGGCAAAAGGCGGAAGGTATTGAATATACCGGAAAGGCAATTGACGCTGAGTATAATTTCTGCCAGACTGACCAAAAATGTCTAATCTTTAATGGTATTAATAAAACTCATTTCTTCGACTTCTCGACTAAAACTGTAAAGAAATTTGAGAAATTAACACAACCAACAGACCTAAAAATTACTAAAACTGGATTAACTGAAGGCGGTGTAGTTTTAAGATATGGCATTACCTCACAATCCTACGGCGAAACAAAACCGGTATACTTTACTGCACAAAAAGTAGATAGAGAGCGTAATAACTGGGAAGCTGGAAAACAGTCGATCACACTTGAATGGAAATGTAGTGATTCTAATGTACAAAGATTTATTATTTACGTAGGAAGCGAAACGGGAAAAGAGCAATATCTTGCAGATATCGCAAATGACGGTAGTGGAGCATTTAAATTCACAGATACCGGTGTGATGTTTGCGCAACCTGGTACAACAGTTCCAGAAACAGATACGTCAGAAGGTATCGTAGGTAGACGAGGTGTAAATATCAATGGAACTGTCTATGTTCTAGGCGACATCAATAACCCATGGCGTATTTATTATGATGGCGGTACACCTAAAACAGCCTTAAACTTCTCATATTCAGGTGGTGGTTGGATCGATATAGCACCTGGTGGAAAAAATTTACCTAACGCTGTTGTAGATTTTCGCACAGGTAAAGGTGATCCAGTCCCAACGGTCTTTTTGCAAGGCACTAACGGTTTTGGTTCAATGAAACATCTGATCTTTAAAAATATTGAAATTATGAATGTTCCAGTGCCTAGTGTAGAAGTACAAGATGCTAATGGTCGAGAAGGAACGGATGCTCCAAATGCCATTCTCAAATATCAAGAGAGTCTACACTATTTATCTAAAAACGGTGTATTTACTACTGGTACACAACCTAATATCCAAAGTATTCTTTCAACGACAAAGTCATCCGCAACTATTTCAAAGGATTTTGAGAAATTAAACGCCAAGAGCCTATCAAAGGCGTCTGGTATTGTTTACGACGGTAAATTAATTTGGGCACTACCAGTAGGAACTAACGAAAACAATCAAATTTGGCTACAAGATCTAGATCGTGGTGGGGCTTGGATGCTTCCATGGATGGTTCCAGCTAAGTTTTTGCTGCATTACGGGTCTAATGATGGTAAAACTCATCAACTTGCGATTGTGAATAATAGGGTTTGTGAATTTGATTACGATGCAATGGCTATTGATGTTGACAAAACTTTTGAAACCAAAGTAAAGACCTCAAAAGTGTATTTCTCGAAACAGAATGACTATTCGAGAGTTCTTACAGTCTCAGTAGATTTAATCGATCCTATCGGTGATATCACAGTAATCGTTCGTGGTTTTACCAGAAGACGAGAAATACAAAAGGTGGTTAGAAAGAAGTTCAGAGACCAAACAAAGATTTTAGGATGGGGAGATAAATTTAATTTTCCATCACTGAAAGATCTCGGTTGGGGTAGGAATAGACCTTTCAATCAGGAAAGAACTACTGAAACGAAGAATATAGTATTAAAAATTAATAAAGATTTGAAATGGGTTAGCGTGGAGATTTCAACTCAAGGAGCTATTCGTTATGGCGTTCATAAAATCAGAGTCAGACACGTACCAATTGGATATTTACCGGAAAAAGGAGTGGGCAATGAATAGCGATTCAGCTTTGTACCAGAAACTAGGCAAGATGGAAGCAGATATCAAGAATGTCAGCGATCAACTATATGAAGTTAATCACAAAATAGACACATTTAATGCAATATCTCAACGAGTTACCGTCCTAGAAGAACGTGCTAATGATAGGACTAGTCGGCTTCATAAACTTGAAGAGAACCAAGCTAAGATTGTCTGGGCAATTATTACGGCAGTTTTAGGAGCGATCCTTAAATTCGTGATTATTGATGGAGTAAAACGATGAATAAAATTAATTGGTTAGCTGTGGCGATATGGGGAATATTTATTATGTTAGATCTACTTATCTGGTATCTGATCGTATCAAGCGGATTATTCATTCCAGCAATAGCTACTATCCTAGTTATCATGTTAACGATTATTGGAACAATGTATATAAAGGAGAAGCAAAAATGAGTTGGAAGCAAACACTATATCCTAACCTAGATGATAAAAAGCTAGTTGTCCACTACCAAGGCAAGCCTCTGATGGATTGGTTTCTTTGGTGTTTAGCTGTGGCTCAAAGGACATTCAATGTCGCTCCATTTGCAGCCTCTGCACAAATCGCTTGGAACTGGAACAATACCAAGCACCAAGATCGAAACCTTCCAGACGGTTGTTTTGTGCCTATCTGGTGGACTGGTGGAGCGCAGAATTACGGACATGTAGCTGTTGCTAAACGTACCGGTAATCGTATTCAAATTTGGACTTCTCCATATCGACATAAGCCTTACTTTGATTATTTCGAAGGTGAGCTAAATGCGACGATTGACAATGTGTCTCGCATCTATGGTGTTAGATATGCTGGTTGGACAGAGACCATGAATACTACTCGCGTAGTTGAGTGGGTAAATCCACCTAAGCCCGAAGAGAAGCCAGTAGAATCACCAAAGCCCGAACCAGCGCCAGAAATGCCTAAGGAAAATACGCAAGAAAAGGAGAAGCAAATGGAAGAAAATAAAACGGAAAATATTAATAAAGATGAGCAAAAAGTTGAAGAAAAGGAGACAGAACCTATGAAACCTACACTAACTGACGAACAAATCAATAAAATCAATGAAGAGTATATGAAATTAGCTAACGCCTCAACAGAAGTTATCGCCGAAGCCGGATCAGGGTTTGAGTTCAGCAATAAAACTAAGATCATTGCTTACTTAGTTGGAGATTTCTTGCTTTTAGGCTCTGCTATCACGCCACAAGTTGTGCTTGCAGTTATGAGTCTGAATGACAAGAATATGACCGCCTTCGGTACGGCTTTGGCAAGTATTTTAGCGACTTTGGGTTCACAGATTTTATTGATTTTTAAGCTTTTAAAGAAGAAAGGTGAGAAAAATGTCTAACTTATTATTTGCATCAGAACAAGGGAAACGACCACAGGTTGCTAGATTGACTGAACCACACACTACTGGTTCTGGTTTATTTTCGTGTGAAGCTCTTGCTGGATGGGCTGGAGAATGCTCATTTGTTGTATATGAGGTTGATTCAAAAGGTGATCCAATTAACGGGACTGAGACTGACTGGATTGGAACTAGAAATAATCGTAATCTCGAAAACCTCGAACTTACAGCCGGAGTAGATAGGGATTATCCTACTGACAGAACTTATTTAGTCGCTACCGAAACAGCGGGTGGAAGAAATAAGTTAATTCAAGGACTCAAAAATACACTAAATGATGATGGCACTCTCAAGAATGGAGTTGTAGATCTTTCAAAAATTCCAGATGGAAGCGTTACAACGCCTAAAATAGCTAATAACGCCATAAATAATGATAAAATCGCTGATAATTCACTTGATGGTAAAAAGATTCTCGATAATTCTATACAACTATCGAAAATAAAAAACGTTTACTCTAGTAATAGGATTGAAATTGGCAAGTGGATAGATGATAGAAAGATTTATCGTAAAGTTTATTCAGGAGCCGGTGATATTCCAGCCTCAATTGATATAGATAAATTCAAGACAATTATCAATGCTCAAGTTATCGTTAAGAACAAATCTGGTGGTGGTGAGTGGCGTCCAATTCCATGGGCTTATCCAATTCAGAATACAGATTGGAACTCGGGATTCTTTATTAGCGAGACTCAAAATAAGCTCTTCTTTCAACTAGGAAGCAATATGAAGTCAACCTATTGGTGGCATGTCATCCTTGATTACTGTATTGATTAGCTAGTCGACGCAATAATCGATGATTAAGTGCCACCAGTATACTTTTTTAAGTTCATTACCTATCTGCATAATAACATTGTGTTGGTTTTCTTGAATATAGAAGCCACCTGCCCAGTTACCATCATAGAAGTTGAATACCCATGGAATTGGACGCCATGCTTCGCCAGGGTTATTTTTTACCATCATACGCACATCGATAATTGTCTTAAATGGTTCTATATTGAGCTTATTAGGAACATTGTCAGTTCCGGTATAAACCTTACGATAGATTTTGCGTCCGTCTATCCAAGTACCAACCTCAATCTTCTCGTCTTTAGAGTAAACGTTTTTTATTTTCGATAGTTGTATAGAAATGCATAATACTTTATTTATAGTATGGTATAATACAAAAGAAGTAAGATACCCAAGTACCGGCTCTTACATATTTATAGAATATGTGAAAGGAAAAACGGGTGTCTTTTTCTTATATAGAGCCAGAAAATCTTAAACAAGAATATGAACAAGCCAAAAATAAGATGGCTGGGTTTTTTAAGGATTTTTCTGAGTTTGAGCGTATTGCTAATGCTGAACCTAAAGATATTAAGGAAGGAAATCCAGATGTAACGGATGCAACTACAGCTTCTTTTATTGAGACAAGACCAAAAGCAATCGTCCAAAAGAATCCTACTGGTAAAGTTATCTTGGACGACAAAAGCTCTGATTTATCTGAGCTTCTTAATGAAGTAGTGGATAATGTTATCTTACCAAACGCTACAACTGGGGGATCAGTTAAAACAAAATGTCTATCTGTGGTGCGCAATATGCTTATATACGGTTCTCAACCAGCATTAGTCTTTATTCGTAATGAAGATAATTATTTTGGCACTGATTTTACAATCGTAGATATTCAAGATGTTTATTTAGAACCAGGTAAAACTAATGCCAAAGACTGTAATTATATCTTCTTAAACACTTGGTATACGAAAAGTGATATTAAAAATATCGTCTACAACGAAAAAGAGCTTGCTAGAGACAAGGATTATAAAACTACTTGGAATCTCAAAAAGCTTGAAGAACTGCAAGAAAAAACTACTGCCAAAGATACAGATATTTCTACTACAGAGACCGATCAAGCTGAATTCATTAAGCTTGTCTGTGTATTTCAGAGAGGCGTAGACAATGTTTTCTATACTTTTGACCCAGACACCGGAGAAATAGTACGCGAATGGAAAAATATCGACCCTAGTGGCAAAATTCCAATTATCTATGCTTACTATGACCCAGATGGTAAAAATCCACTAGGATTATCTGCTATTCGTCTTACTCGAAGACTACAAGACATGCTTGATATTCATCACCAGAACTATCAATTCCAAGTAGGGCTTAAATCTGCGCCACCAACCAAAATTCGTGGCAATGTGAATACGGAGAGTATTGTCTATGAACCATACGCGGTTTGGGACTTAGGGAACGACCCTAATGCCGATGCTGCTGTCGTACAGACAGACAATACGCTTATTAATACCTTTCCAACCGTGCAAGGCATTCTCAAGAGTAATATCTTAAATATCACAAATAACGGCGATACCTCAATTTCTGCTGAAGTTGGTAATCCAGGTTTCTCCAAAACACCTGCCGGTGTCAATGCGCAACAAGATCGTATCAATATTGCTGATAACTATCTTCGTGGACAATTTGAAGAATGGTTTGGAGAAATTCTTGAAACTATGCTTAATCTTCATATTGCTGCCCATTATCAAGCCGAAATTGACCAGGTAGTACCACTCTCGCAGCGCTTCATCGAGACAAAACGAAAAATTGACCCAGAATTTAGACTTACCAAAGAAATTATTAAATACTCAGACTTAAAAGATCTTTTAGTTAAATTCAAGGTAGATGCTTCAAGCTCTAAACTAGATAACGACCATGAACAGCTTGAGACACTTAAAGATCTTCTCCAAATCCGTCTAGAGTCCGGAGATCAAATGGAAAAATACCTCAAAATAGCTCCTCTTGTTTATCAGATCGTGAAACGTTCTGGCGTTCCTGACGCAGAAGAGATTGCACCAAAAGTGTCTGAGGAAGATGAAACTAGCGCAGAAACTATAGACGATTCTAATCCTATACTTAATTCCCTACATCCACAGGAGCAAACTCTAGGACAAGAGAGCTCAAGCCAGCCGAATATTCACCCAGAAGCAATTACAGAACAAAAACCGAACACTAATCAGATTCAAGCAAACCCTGAGTTAGTGGCAGAACTCATACAAAATGGTCTTTCAGAAGAGCAAGCTCAAGGTGTTGCATTCTATTTAGCACAAGGTGGTTCACCAGAAGAAGTTGATGAATTTTTAAGGAGTAATAAATGAATCCATACCCAAACAATCCGAAACGAAGTCCAATCCAAAAATCTAAGGAACAAGAAACTAAAGAAAAAGAACTAAAGACCCGTCTTAGCTTAGAGAAACCAATTCTAGAATGGGCTCAAACCTACATCGAAGACGAAATTAAAAAATGTGATTCCATAGATAGGCTGCAACTCGATTTAAGAGACCCAGAGGTTGTTATCCGACAAATTGCTGCACTCAAGATAGTTAAGAATCATCTATTACGAATTAAAGGGGAGGTGGAAAAGCGTATGAACATTGTGGAGTAAGCTCCTAATTAGCGTATCAACATATCTTTGATATTCTCCTTCTTAAAAATATCACTGGTTGGTACGCTCGTTAGGGTCTTAGTCCAGAGACCTGCGTCTCGCTACGTACAGCGTTAAAGTAACCGAAAGGAATCAATGGATAATACAGATGTAAATTTATCAGCACCTAGTGTAGATGCTGGAGTAGAATCATCAACTACCCAAAACAATAACACTATCGCCAACAGTTCAGAAGGTGATGAACTAGACAAAGCTCTAGACGAAGTATTTTCTGAGTCAGCAGAAGAATCAGGAAAAACTAAAGATGAACAAGGGCAAGAGAATAAAGATGACACCGAACAATCTAAAACTCGAGGCGAGGAGCGCAAAGAGCGCCTAAATCAAGAGATTAGAGACAGTGTCGCAGAGCTTAATCGCTTAAAATCTGAGATCTCACAGTACCAAGAACTGCAGTTGCCTACAGTGGAAGAGTTAACAAACTATATTATGTCGCAAGATGAGAATATCAGCGAAGCTGACGCTGCTATTGAGGCTCGTATGCGATTAATAGAAGCTCAAAATTCACGTAAAGCTGAAATCGAGACGATTGCTGAAACTCGCTACGAGCAGGTTTTAGCAACGGAGAACGCAAAACTAGCCTATCCAGAACTCTTTGATAGCTCCAATCCAGATTTTAATCCAGATCTTGCAAACGGTATCCTTGAAATGTACGAAGATGTTGCCCATGTAAGACGCGGGAATGACGGTGAAGTTATTAGCGCAACAGTCAGATTACAACCATTCCTAGAGAGTATTGGGCAGATTTATCGACTAGGAGTTATGCAGGGCGAAAAAGCTAGTAATGCTCGTAAAACTAATACTAAAAGCAAACAAACAAACGTATCTTACAACCCCTACCCTAGGAGTAATTCAACCGTTAAAGGTGAGCAAACTGAGGAAGATTTTGTAAGAAGCGTGCTTAATATTTAAAGGAGAATATAACTATGGCAGTTAATTTACCAAGTGCTTATTCCAAGGTTCTTGATGCTGCTTATAAACTTGAGAGTTTAACCGCTCCAGCGTTTAAGGGCAAATATCAGGTAATTGGTGGCACAACCAAATCATTCCAAATCTTTTCAGTTAAAACCCAGGCTTTGCGCGATTATTCAGCCCGTAAATCAGCTAATGGTACTAGCTTCGGTTATGAATATAAGGATGCAGAGAATGAAGTTCAGACTGTAACCGCAAGTAAAGATATGTACTTCGCTATGAGTATCGATAAGGCTGATGCTCATTTCGCAGCAGATGGTTCACTTGATGCTCGCGAAGTTATGAAAGAAGAGATTTCACAGGAGGTTGTTCCAACTATCGATAAACACAATCTTAGCGTCCTTGCTGGTGCCGCTGCTACAATTGTGAAGGCTACTACTAATGCAGATGCATACGAGACATTTAGCTCACTCATGACAAAACAAACTAATGCTAAAGTTCCTCGTGTTGGTCGTGTAGCGTTCTTCGGAGCTACTGAATTTGCTAAAATCAAACTTGATCCTAAATTCACCATCCCATCTGAACTTAGCGCACATTCTCGCCGAACTGGTAATTATGGCATGATTGATGGCTGTCTAATCATTGAAGTCCCAGACGACTATCTACCAACCAAATTTACCTGTGTTTTGACTCACGAGTCAGCCGCAGCTGCTCCTAAACATCTCGCAGACTACAACCAAGGCCCATTCAAAGAAACCGCATCTGGCTTCTATGTTAATGGTCGTGTTGTATTTGATGCATTTGTATTCAATCAACGCAAATCTGGTATCTTCGCATTGAAGAACGCAGCTTAATATCAGGGGGAGTGATCCCCCTTTTTAAGTCTAAATACTCCACAGACTATAAATATCGGAGTAGAAAATTAAAGCTTGAGCGATTTGGATAAAAAGACTATAATCAAACTAATGGTTGGACTACTCTTTATTCTATTTGGAATGTTACCATATGTATATATGGAACAAAGACATCATGGAAGAAGAGGGGCACTTGTCGATCTAAGAATAGTAGGGATAATTGTAATAATTATTGGTTGGGTTATTACATTCTTCGAATACAATATCTATGAAGCAATTGGCCGCATAGTAATAGAGACTTTTATAGTTGGCTTTATTCTAGGTATTATCATTCCACAGAAAAAGTAAGATATCTTTTCCGCTAAGCTTAAATATTAACAACTTGGACGGAACTACTGAGGCTTGAAAAATATGTAAAGTATGGTATAATATGCACTATGAACAGGCTATCACAAGAGGATAAGAAGAATCTTCATAAGAAAGCTAATCGATACTGGAAACCTTTACGTATTCTAGTAATTATCTTTGTAGTGGTATTCTTATGTTTATCTACGACATTTCTAATATATTTATCTAAGACATTTTATCTTTTTAGTAATACAGAGAAATTCTTGTGTCATAGACAAGCAGATCCAATCCCAGCTCAATACCAATACATAGAAGATAGTAATTTAGCTGAGGGTGAACAGAAAATTATAAAAGAGAGAGAGTCTGGAATACAACGACGATGCTATTCTGTATTTTCTTCTTCATACACGATCAGAGAGAAAGATCCAATCAACGGAATCATCGCTTATAGAGAGAAGAAACAAAATAAAGATACGACATCACAAAACACTCCATCAATACCAACTGCTAATCATATTAATACATATGATAGTGGGCATTGTTACGAAAAAAGACTCCCTTACAAAACGAATGTGGTTTATAGGGTAGGATATTCAGATAGTGATTATACTGATCCCGGTTTTGACGGTTGGGAATTTATTTGTGATGGAAAAGTTATGACGCATATATCCCCGATGAACGCCACTAGAACAATCACTACCGCAAGACCAAATCAATCAATGTACTATGATGCCCCAAAGCTAAAGCAACCAGAAATCAAGCCAATTGAGAGTCATATTTGTAAGAATATAGATATTCACACAGTGAAGTGTGGAAAATAAAATCTAACCTCAGTAGTTCTGTTCAAGTATAAGAAAGGACAATAGATGGCAGATTTTTATACGCCACGACAATGGCTACAGCGTCGAGTAGACAATACTGGATATAGCGATCAAACCCGAGCACAAGCGCAAGCCTTACTAAATGTTGTCGGTGACGACTGGGGTGTTGATCAACGTTTTCTTAATCAGGATAACTATAGTTCACCCGGTGTCTCAAGAAAGACCGATGGTGGCTTCTTTGGTATTGGCGCAAAAGATCATGGTAATTACTCAAATGGTTTCTCTGCATACGAAGTTAACCGTCTCATTCTACCGGAAATGAGAAGAGCATACGAGGCAGACTATAACGTTTGGAAGAACGATCCAGACGTTAGACAACAAGCAGAAGCGAGAAGTAATAGCTACCAACAGAATTACTATAATCAACAAACTCAAAACAGAGCTCGTAATTTAGCTATGATCAACGAAAGCCTAGGATTGATGCCAAATCAACTTAGACGAATCGATGAAGCAGAGCAGAATAAATATGCAAACATCGAGAATAACTATAATCGAGATATCAATAATCTTGAAAATAACTGGAAACAAGTTCAAGAGGACTACAATACTGCTCGTACGCAACGCTTGGGCAATCGTCGCAGACAAATTGATGTTGCTAACGATGACTTTAAAAACCAACGCGATGCCTATGCTCGTTATTTTGCAAGGAGTGGAGCTGGTAGTTCTTCTATGGCACAATATACAGTACCAACAATGCTTGCTCGTGCTGCTGAAAAAGTAAGATCAAGTATTGAAGATAATAATGCTGAAAATGCAAGAGAGCAAGAAACTAACTACAATCGCCAGAATTTAGACTATCGCAGACAAAAAGACGATATTTTAACTTCACGAGAACGTCAGAAACAAGCAGCGGCAGAAGATTTTGCTGGTAGACGATCTAACTATTGGGATGAAGTAGCGAAACTTGAAAGACAGAAGGCTGATGCACAAAATCGTAGTACAGCTGACATTATTGCTGCTGGTTCTGATGCAGTAAGGCGTGCCCAAGAACAAGCCGACGCTGCGGTACGTGCTGGCGCAGTAACTGAGGGTACTAAATACAAGCCAATTCAGTACGAAGAGACAAAACAAAAAGATTGGACGTATGATCCAACCAAGACAAAAATTGAAGACCCAAACGAAGACAAGGATGATGATAATTCTCTTTACAATAAATACTTCAGATATAAAGAGGACGAAAAGAAAAAGAAAGGCTGGATCTCCGCAACTGCAGCCTAGCCTGTAAAGAAAATAGACCGGAAATTCGGTCTATTTTTGTTCTTCTAGTTTTCTAACGAAGTTTTTGCGGACTAATTTAATTTTATGATCGGTGGTAAACTCAATTTCAACCCCTACACTCTTATATCCACCTCCGATGCCTTCGTAGATCATGTCTTTAAGGGTTTCTACTGGTAAATCAATATTTGTTGGGTTGGTGGGCATGATTGATTCAGACTTATACTCTACTACTTGAGATACTTGCCCGTTACGATAATCTACTTGCTTATTGTATCTACCAAAAATAAGTTCATCATCACACATCTGGTCATTCTTTCTACTTACCATACCGACCTCGAATTATTACTCTTATAGCTTTTCTTAGTTTCTCTCTGGGGCTTCATGCTCGATAACCTATATCTAACTGCGTCAAGAGCATGGTCGAGACCACCCTCTGGTTCATTAATAATCTGACCATTTTTATCAGTTTTCCATAGATAATTACGATATTCCTTAATTAAATCGATACTTCGTTCGGTAACTGAGATTTTCTGATCTTGCACATATTGAATACCTTGCTTGATACTATCTTTACCCTTAACAACTGGAATTAAATTCACGCCATAGCTTTTTATCTCGTCATTACTCTTGGGTTCAGCTGAATCGGCAACAACTAATCCATACGGGAGACTGTTCAAGACATCTGCAATCTGTTTATTAGACATGCCTTTTCGATATAGAACTTCATCGAGAATATAGCCCCCATTATAGTAATAGACTGCGACAATAGCAGTTGGGTCGATAGAGTATCCGTAATCAAGACCATAACCTTCGAGGCGTGCTTCAAATGGTATATCCTTAATAATCTGCCAGCCTGTATAAATACGACCTTCAACTTCGCCGATTTTCCCCTCGCCATAAACTCGCCACCAGTTCTTATTATCTTTATGGCTCTCAATTTCTTGAATCGTGTTCTGATCTAGCGCTTCATTGTCTTTATATGTTAATGTAATGAAATCAATGTCATCTCGCTTTCCGAGCATTTTTTCATAAAACCAAAATTCAGAAGTCGGGTTCCAGTCAATCCAAACCACTTCACGAGTACGTGTAATAAGCTGATCAACAATGTTGTACGCCAAGTTATTGCATTCATTAAGAAACAGGACATCACGCCTTGGACCGTGTGCTTTTCCGTATGTATCAACTGAGGTAAATTTAATCGTTGAGCCGGTCTCAAATGTATAAACGTAGTCCGTACCATGCCATCTTGATTCAACCCAGTACCCTTGACCTTGCATGATATTTTTAAAGTCCTCAATAGCTCCACCTTTAAGATGTGGCATGCTTTCTGATACCACCCAGATATTCTTACTCTTATGGCTTTGTGCGTAGTCTATAAGCCAAATTAAAATAGAGATAGTTTTGCTGGCAGAAGTTCCACCACAAACAGCCCGAATGCGCTTTTTGAGAGAGAATACTTTCTTTGTGGCAGTAGTATTCTTAAACTTCATTTACTATTCGTCCTCTTTTTTAATATCTGAATTTTTAGATTTACCACCATAAATTGGATTCGGTAACTGAAGATTAACCTCCTGCTTCTGGACAAAATCCGGATCAATATGAGACGAAACAAATTTAGCAGTATCTTGTGCGATTTTAGGGTCATCTGAATCAAGAGATTTTGATAAGACCTTGCGAGATTTTTCTGCTAAAACTTGAGTGTCAATCGAATTGCCACGAATCATCTTAATGCCATCAGTAACCCACTTATATTTATTCAAGATAGTTGTAGCAGTATTTTCAGTAAAACCAGCCTTAATCGCTGATTGATACCCATTATTGAAATATTTCGTGCCAGGAGTTAAATATAATTCAAGAAATTTAAGTCTACGCGAATCGGTAATCTTTTTTGTGAGTTTATCTTTTATCTTACCTTCAGAAATTTTCTTCATAAATTTACCTTTCTTCACAAATATTAACAATATGATCGAGTAACCTCTGTGGCATTAATCCTCGTACAATCGCTCTTGAATACATACCCTTACCAGCAATTTTGTTCCATACCTCTGTCTGTCCACCTTCTCTTCTCCATGAGAGATGTTCACAGCCTTGTCCTTTACATATAGGAAGAAAATTAGGGTTTGGATGATTCGTCCAAATATCAGTTGGCTTCATAGTTTGCCCACCGTAAGAACAGTAGGTTATTGTGTAACGTTTTGCCCCTTTTAGCTTATCGTTTAAGTTTATCATCCAAGGCATATGCCTCATCATGCCACGAGGGTTCTCGATGAACCAGTATTTGGATTTTAATTCTGCGATAAGGTCAATTACATGTTGGTCGCAAATATCACAGAATTTAGCGTATTCAGTTTTAGGCTCATATGTGCCAAGTTCTCTATGCTTGAATCCACCACCTTTAATAGTTGCAGCAATAGAGTAAGTAGTACAATCTGGACTTGCCCAAATAACGTTAGGTTTTCCATTACATAAAGTTCTAATATTATCTACTGTTAGTTTACTAATATCAGCATGAAGATTTGCATCAAGGTCTTTACTCCAGTCTACTTTCCAAGCTCGATGACCTCTCGCACGAAATGTATTCGAGATATAACCGGTACCAGAAAATAGCTCTAAAACTTTTAACTTCATAATTTCTCAAATAAAAAACACGGTTCTCCCGTGTATTTCGCTTATATTATACCAGACAAATAATGTTTGGTTTTTATAACATAAGCGTTAGTATAATCAATGGTTAGTTTGATAGAGGTAGAGCTTTTTAATAATCTGGAGAAAAACAACTGTGGAAAACGCTTTACTTGTGTAAAATTATGCTATAATAAAGTTGCTGAGGAGTTAATACTTCTTGGAGGTGCGATTCGCCGTGGTTGGCGATGGTAAGACGTTTTAAAAACTCAATTTTGTCCCGTGTCAATATGTGGCGTAGGTCTAAACAACCACCTGGTTTACGAGCCAGTTAAAACGCGCCTACTCCACATACTGGTACAGGACTTTTTATTACTAGAGTGGCATCAATAAAAATGCTAGTTCTTTTTTAGATGATAAAAACTTGAAAATAAAAAAGAAACGCACCAGGCTACTGGGATAAGTCCAGAGTGAACATTAATAATCAGGAAAGGAGTGCCTTGCATGACAGAAGTTTTTTGTCGTTACATTCGAAAGAATGGCAAGATCATCTATCCAAAGAATGGAGGATTCTTCCATTTTTGGGTTGAAGACAATGAAAAAGACCCAGTCGAAACTGAGTCTTAATCAACCAATAATCAGGTTAGATACACTTCGAAAAAACATCTAATCTGATAATATTCGTGCAGTTACTAGCGCTGCACGGATATATCTTTATTACACTTACCTAAAATAAAAATATAGCTGTGAAGCTCTATTTTTTAATCACTTAAAGAACTTATTTATTTTTTGTTTTTGTTGACATTGTCAATATTTTAACAGAAATTTATAAATTGTACAAATATTTTATACAACATCTCTTTTTGAATCTGTTTTGATAAAATATAAATCTCCTACTTACGTAAGAGACTTATATCGATTGCGGATACCACAATCCCAAGATTCCTAAGAATCTTAATAGTCTATCGTGTTAAGGACTGCTCAGGCTAGCACCTACTCTCCACTATGGAGAACCCGCTGACTATAGACTACTACAAAACCCTGTGAGTTTGCATATCAATTATAGCACATTATGAAGGCTTGACTTACTTGCATAATCAACTATACAAGAACGATTTTTAGCTAATTCTACCTCTGTTATAAAGGACAGTTTTCTTGTTTTAGATTTTTACTTGATTGTTTTATTTGGATATTATCTAATTATGCTTAGGATACAGATGTCCTAACCAAAAAACTCCCCAAACTGGAGAGCTTCTTGACTAGAACCCGAGGACGAAGAAAAATCTTTCCTTACGTATTTATTATAAAATAAAACATCATTTTCGCCAAGCGGTGAAATTGGTCATTTTCATGACTTTACGAAAATGGTTATTTATTGTCTAACTATGCTTGGGATATCAATATGATAAACAAAAAACCTCCGAAGAGGTAACTTGCATCTACTATAGTAGAAATTGCCAATAATTATTAGACTTGGTGGTGGAAATTGGATTCGAACCAATGATCTGTCGGGTATAAGCCGACTGCTCTAGCCAGCTGAGCTATTCCACTATATGAATACTCCGAAGAGTATTCGGTCTTGCGTATATGTCGGTGCAGAACGATGACTACACGTAGAATCTAGTACTCAATATACGACTTATTGACAAAGAACCGTGATCACCTCTAGTTCTTCTCTACAATTATACCATTAAAAAGCCCCAAGATTCGGGGCTTAACTCTACTCAATCTTGAGTAGTTGGGTGATACCTTTGCTGTCTGCAAGGTATGCAACAAGGTAATTGTGGTGATACTCATCCACAATATCCATTACAGACAATCCTATCTCGTGATCGCCATTAAAATGGATTGTGTAGTTATATCCAAGCATATCACCACCATATACATCTTTTTCTAACTTAGCATTGAAACCAAGTAACTTCTGGCGTAATACATTAACGCTTGTTTCAGGAATTGTAACTTCAACCAAGATATGTAACCTCATAACCCCCTCCTTTTTAGAAAGAAATACTGCTTCCTAAGTGCCACATACGTCTGCTTATCAGCCGTAGATAAGAGATCCATCATGAACGCAATCCTATCAGAAGGCTTATCATCAATATGAATTGTCTCCATAATAAGACCATTTAGGATAGCATAACAAATCCTCTTAGCTGTTGCTCCTGTTGGAATTGGAACTCCAGATATCTCCTCATGTAGAGCTTTATGTAGCTTTTTATCGAGCATTACCTTAGTGTAAGGAAGATTTCTAAGAGACCTACAATATCCAGTATCATACCAACGTCTCTGCCAAAGTAGATGATGCTGGTTAAGCATATAATCACCCCCTTATGAATGTTCTCCCACTTGAATTAAGTATAAAGCTAAACACTTAAAATAACCACAACAAAAATAGCCCCCTCTCAACTTGGGGCTATCTCGAGTTTAGAAAAAATATGAAAAAGATTTTTTGTTTTCCAATGTTATTGTAACACATTAGCAATACTAGAGTTAGGATTATAGATTCGATTATCACGATCTTTCTGATATCCTCTACGAGCAAACCAATCATCTAATCTACGGTTGAATAATTCACCTATCATGAACTTGAGACCATTCTCTCTTGTAAACTTCTCAAGTAGTTCAATGAATTTTAAAAACTGACCATTATGCATTTTAGTATTGTCAATAGCTAATAGGTTCACAACTTTCTCATCTGATAGATTAAAAAGTCCATAAAGACTACCATGCTTAAACATGTAATAATGATCATCACCAAAAATTCGTGGTATTGGATACTCTTGGTAAGTGTCCACTAATGATAATACTTTACGAGAATTGATAGTTTTCATTGTTTTTCCTAATCTGTATAACCTATACTTATAATCACGTCCTTAATATCATCCAGCTTTTTAAGTTGCCTCTTTTGTCTCTTGCGAAGTTTATGATGATATATCTTACGAACTCTCTTGTCTCTCCCTTTTCTGCATTGATAACAAGAACATCCAGTGTGCATTTTAGCGTTTACCATTGCGCGCTCCTTAGATACTTATCAATAATCTGCTTACACTCATCAAATCCAACCCCAAACTCTGCTTTATATCCTGCCTGGCGCAGTCTTTCAAGCATCTCGGCTTGCTCTTCAACATGTTTGTCCCACCAATCTCCCTTTTTGCGGATTTTAATCTCGCCCTTTAAGGGCTTTTTAGCATCTTTATCGCGTTTTAATTTGGTGCCGTCTTTTTTAATTTCAAGATAAAGTCCGTAAACTAATCTTCGATCGTTGCAAGGTCCAAAAACAACTTCGCCTTGATGTGCAATAAACAGGTCTGGATAGCCACGTGTTGGATGTAATTTATGATGTTTCGCCGCCTGACCAGGCGTCAGTTTGAGATCGGCTGCGATATCGAAGCGATAGATTACGCTCGGGTATTGTAATTGCAAATACCGAGCTATCTGTTCGTATAGGTTATGTTCTGAATTATATTTTGGAAGTCGTCTCATTTTTCATCTCCAAAATGCATAATCACCAACTCTTTATACTCCGTGGCTAACTCTTCGAAATCACATCCAATATCTCCACAATAGGGGCAGACATCATCATAGATATTTAAGTCAAACCTACTGAATTTTCCAGTTCTAAACAATCTAAGACAACTGAGGCAGAAATATCTAGGCTCTTTTTTGTTTTGCCTCTCAAGCCACTTACTAATTCTCATCTCCATACTCCATTGCATATTTATCTAGTATCTCTTGCGGAGCGTCTCGGAAAAACCTCCCGATACTAGAGATGGTTGGGAAAAATTTTGTAATTTCATTTGGTTTAGATAATTCCGAATAATCATACTTAGAGGCGTATTCTAATAATGGATGCATTCTTAATGCCCTAATTACTAATGCTACCTGTTCTCTTGATGGTAGTGGTATTCCACCATAGAACCTACTCTCTTGAATAAGTGTCGGCATAATGTAGTCAACGATATTTTGCCCATCCGGCATTGTTCTAGTTTTATGTCCTGTGTATGTCATTTTGCCTCCAATTTCTCCCTACAACCCTTTGCATCGCAGTAAATACGCCCGCTACTCATAAATATTTGAGTTCCGTAATTTTTATAAGCTCCACAATTCGGGCATTTAACTGTCCACTCCATCTCGTCATCCGTACCATGCTTGTCTATAACTTTTATGGGTGGCTGAGTTAAGCTTGCGTATAATTCCATTTTGCGTGGAGCATGTAATTTTCGACCAGCTATCATCTGATTAAACGCCGCTGCTATCGCTCTAGTTGTACTACTCATTTAGCTTCCTTTATTATTTTGTCAATTACCTCTTTGCAATCTTTTTCGATGTCTTCTACTCTCCACTTATAGCCATTCAGGGAATGCCCAGGGAGGTTGATGAAGTCAGTAAAGTGGGCGTAGTCCCACCCCAAGTACCACCCCTTTGGCAATCCATATCCTTCGTCTAGGTCTTTCCCGCTAAATGTGAAGCCTCCGTGGACTAAATATTTATTGTCTATCTCTCTGTAGTCTTTCTTATAATATGGGTGGCTTTTTGGGATTCTGATGTAGGCGTCCGGGTGGCTACTAAACCATAAAATGAAGAACTCGAAGCCAGAGTGTTCACCTTTTTTTAGCGTCTCTACTATTGGCGGTTTAGCCATATCGTAAAGCTCTGCTAGTCTATCCATTAGTCTTTCTTCCTTTTTAGCTTTGCATTTTCCGCATTTACTATTTATCGTGTGGGTCATGCACCAGCAATTTTTGCAGAGACTAACATCGTAGTCTACTACGCTAGTTCTGAACTCTTTATATTCATCCTCTGTATGAGTACCGTTATAATACTTCATAGCCTCTTCGATTCCTTTGTCCTCACAAATTAATGCGGTCTTTAGAATGATAGTGGCTTCGTTCGCTAATCGTTTAAACGTCGCCTCTCGGACGTCCTCATGTGGGAGTTTTATGTTTGAATTAGTCTGAGACAGAATTGCTTCCACTATTTGATTGATTGTTGATAATTTCATTTTTTCCTCTCCAATAATTCGCTATTCTCGTGAATATTGCCGACAATCTGCGAACGCATAATTTTTCCTATAGATATTTCACCAAACTCTCCGTTTGTATTTGCAAAATTTAATCTAGCATGAGTTTTATGCCATACTACTGTATACAATTTATCTTTTTTCTTATCTTTTCTGCGTGGAATAGATAATATATCGCCCTCGTAAATTTCCTTGCCGTTTTTGTCATGAAGTCCAGTGTATTGTTCAGTGGTGAATCCCATATCATTCTTACCTAGAACACGTACATTATGCACGCCTCGGTCATCTTCATCGCAATTCTCAAAGTCAATGATATTACCAAGATTATCTATCCCAGTACTATCTCGCCTTAGGTATCTGTTATTTGCTTTATCCCAAACTCTAAACTTTAATTCACGCACTTTTATTCTCCTCCAAGAGTTCAGGATTATTATGAATATCGCCAATAACTTCGCACCAGTCTCTGTGGTCATAAAGCTTGCTTACTCCGCCGAATACCCCAATCCACGCTATCTGCCACTCTCCACTAGGGTGCTGAATTATAGTGCCAATAATGTCTCCATTATGCTCTGCGACGATATCCCCCTTATAAATCATCTTTCTATTTTTGTCTCTAAGACCAGTTGCTTGCTCAAGTACGACATCTTCAATAATAAGCCTACGCTCTATGGGTTCATGGGTACTTTCGTCGATATCAGTATAGGCAATACCCGTTACTATGCCAAAATCTACCAATATCATTGTGGGGAAAACATACTTCTTTTCTTCCTTGAGATATGCCCTAAATTCCAACTCGCGCATTATGTTATACCTCTTCTTCGTCGGTAGAGATTTTTACGTCATGTTCGGTATTGTCTATGGGTTGAAAACACTCTTCATCATTAGAAGAAACTAAAACATGTTCAGTGTATTTACCGATAGTTTGAGTAACACTGCCATAAAAATGATAAAACTCTATGGTATAATATGCGACTCTTATTGGACCATCTACAAAAATTGGTTGTATTTTAGCGTTAATATTTAACTCATTGCAGATATCTTGAATATCTCCAAAAGAAAGTATCTCTTTTAAGTCTTTTTTACTGAATTTAATCTTGTGTTCTATTGCGAACCTTAATTCAGCTAGAACTGTTTCTTTATCTAAAGTTTTGTACTCTTCCATTATTTTATTCCTTTCAAGTATTCCAAAGTCAAAGTCAAAGCCCTATCTGCTTCTTCCTCGTTTTTAATTTCACCCCAATGAAAAGTTCTTTTAAACTTCTTACCCATATAGGCGTAGTATTTGATTTTCTGTTTTCTTGAGTGCCAAATCTTATCTAAAGCTCTATGGGCAGTATGTCTGCACACACGGATATGTTTTGTTGGGATAGTTATTTTTTCTCCTTGATAGATGCCAGTATAGTTACGACAATAAGGACACATGCAAAATTTTTTGTCATAAAGGTCTGGACGGTGCGGATAGATTGTTTCGCCACCTACAACTTCTGCCTCAACTTTTTTCTTACATTCACAACAATATGCGTTCATTATTACATCTCCCCCATTTCATATTTACGTACGATCTCCCATTGGTCTTTATGTTTTTTGAGGGATTCTTCGAGATCGTCTTCGGATTGAAAATAGATAGAACCTAGATATTGCCTATCCTCATTACGGTCGACGCAGTGCTCCCAGCTATTAAAAACATGGTCATAATAATCACAATAGTTGTTACCACCTACGATAAACTTTCCGCCCTTAGCGTCATCTAACAGAACTTGACGAGCGAGAAGGTATTTTTTATAAGCTTTGGCTTCTTTTTTATTCTTGAAGTAATTACTTAACATCCAACGAAAATCATCGATTGTATGACCAGTTTCTATTTCATATTTTTCATCGCCTACATCATCTATAAACCAGTATACATTACTCTGCCTTGCTCTCCGCCTCTCGTATCCAGAAATTTCCTCGAACCAATCTTTGAGAATGTTTGGGAACTTCTCTAGATTGTGATGATTATAAGCCATGATATCTGACCCTTTAAGTCGAAGATCGTTATTGCTATCTAGATAGAACTCATCACCAGCTTTGAATGTTGGCAGATCTTTTTTAAGCTTGTATCTCTTCATTTTTTCTATACTTTCCATTTATTCCTTTCTTAATTCCACCTCTAAACAGGTAACTAATATTTCATACCGTTTGTTTCGTGTTGTTTACTACTCCTCTATTAACTAAGCTAGACCGCGAACTTGTCCAATTGGATAATCGCTGCGACGTCTTAGCAATATTTTTAGATATGACACATGTGTTTGATTAGTTACCTGTTTAGAGGTCTCCACTGTAGGTCATAGCACTGAATCCTACAGTAGGGACAAACAAACTTAAAACTAACGTGAGGAGATAATATTAATTACCTTTTACCAACAATCTACAATAGTAGAAATTAAATAGTTATATTAGTTTTAAGCTAGTGGCTGCGTTAATGACATTTAACTGAATCAAAGTTCAGCACCACTTATCTGTTGTTTTTGGTGGTCATACAATAGTTAAAATGGTATGAAATACACTTTAGATTATGACCACCACATGAGTTATTGAGGTACTATGGCTGCGTTAATGACATTTAACTGATTGCTATTACTTTAAGGAGGTAATTAATCCGCACCATCGAATTGATTATTTTTTCTTATATTCCTCGTTAAATTTAACCAGTTTAATTTTGTAGCCTTTTAAGTACGCTGGAACAACGGTTAGCTTACTCATTTAATTTTCCTTTTTAATCTCCCTGGCTTACAACCTGGGATCTTAGTGATAATTCACACGGATTTCTTCATACGCTCTTTACACTCTTGTCGAAGAAGATCGAAACTCTTGCTTCACCACCTTTTTCTTTGATATAATCAGCTACTTTTCTAGCTCCGGTATATGTGTCGGTAGCTTTGGTGCGTCTCATGCCTTTAGAGTCTATATAGCTAACAACATATTTAGTTTTTGTCATCTTCTTCCTCTTTAGGATATTTCTCATCAAAATCAGATTTAAGTCTTTCGAGAATCCTCTCTCCTAGATCTTTATGATCTTTAATTAGAGCCTCAAAGAATAAGGACATCGTTTCTACAGCGGTAAAACTTGATCCTTCAAAAACTTGTGCAGTATCACTATTCTTAGATAGTCCTATAACAAGATAGCTGATAAGTTTCCCCTTCGAGCAACTATCTTTGATAACATCAACAGCTTCGTCCAGCGATTTTAACTCTTCTTTTTTAATTATTTTATGTTTTGAAAGCTTTAACATTTTTTCTACGAGCTTCGCAAGTTCATTTATAGCGTTCTGATTATTTTTCATTTTCTTCTTCCTCATCGATATTAAATTCCTTGCATAAAAAATCCATCAGTTCTTCAGAAATTTCTTCTTTAGATCTTTTATGGTCTTTGGGCTTATCTTCGTTTGGTTCGCCAAGTTCAAACTTTATTCTCTCGAGAATAGCTTCAACAAGCGGTATGTTATCCTTACCGATCTGTTCTATTAAGCCTATTAACATTTCCTCGATCATGAAGCTAGTTCCACAACACGCATGATTAGTTCTACCTTTAGAATCTATCCCTATGACTATATATCCAACAGACCTACCCTTATCCACGTCTTCCTTAATTGTCTTAACATTTTTATCTAGATGATCTAACTCATCCTTGCTGACTCTTCTAGATTTGTTAGCTTTCACTTTCCTAAGAATGTCTATAAGGATTTTTGTGTTTTCTTTTTCGTTCATTTTTTCTTTCCTTTCTTAAAATTAAAATGTAAGTTCTAATATCTTTTTAGTATCTTCATCGATTCGATTCATAATTTGATCTTCGTATGCCTTGGCTTCCTCAATCAAACTAGCTACATCTTCACGTTTAATCTCAAAGATCTGAAGTTCTAGCCCGGGAATTACATCCGTATAAAGTACGAAATAAAGTTTCTTTAGCTTTTCGTTAACGACAAAGTACTTAACAATCTGCATTTTGTACTCTTGAGGATACTTCTTGGTTAAGAATGCTTCGATAATCTTTTTAGACTCTAGACATTTAACTTCGACTGCCTCTTCTTCTGAAATCACTGCGTCTGGTGAGATATAGATATTCTCATTGTCTTCTCGAACCCAAACTACACATTCAGGGTTAGCATTCTTACCAGTTTTTTCATTAAAGGCTTCAATAGCTTCGGGTTCTAGGATATGACCTCTATTCATCATCGAGAATGGTTGCCCATTTAGGCGATCTACATAATCGTTAGGCGTAATTGGTCTAGCAACACGTTCTGCGATAATCTCGTAATAACGATCTTTAGGTTCTGCGTTAAGTTTTAATTCCACCAGATTTTCTGGACCAAGTAGAATAGCTAGTTCTTCAGTCTTAGCAAGTTTCGGATACTCAATCTGAAGCTCGTCCAATTTAGCTTTCATACTACTAATTAAAGGAAGCTTGGAGATATATAAATCATTAAATTCCGATCCACCAGATTTACCTCTTCTGAATTCCATCCATTCTTCAGAATTCTTCTCGAACTTAATTGTTTTCATTCTTTTTCTCCTCCACTTCTACCTTGACAGTCTTTTTAGCTGGCTTCTTCTCATTTAGCTTCTTCTTCAGTTCGTCCTTAGCATTAAGGACTTCTTGAGCCGTGCGAAGCTCAGTACGAAGAGAGACATATAATTTGCGAAGCTCATCAATAGTTTTAGCTTTCTTCATTAATTCGATAGTCTTATTAATCTCGTCTTGGAAGAGATCAGCCTTATAAACCTCGAATTGTTCCATCTCTTCACGGCTTGCTACTTCTCCGGAAGCAAGATAACCTAACATAGCTAATGCACGCCCTACAGCTACAGTCTCAAGTTTTTCGTTCTCTTTATCACCCTTTTTAATTGCGTCCGCAGAAGCCATAGCGTTGGCTGTGAACTTAATAGCATTAATATCTGTGCCAGTAGTAGCTAGATTTGATACAACATCAGAATCACGCCAGATACGTGCGATAAAGCGAACTTTATTATCTGAAATGTCTTCACGTTCGGTGTCGATCTTACCATTTGGGTTTTCTTCCCAGAAAACTTTGATACGGTCTGAGACTTTTGCGTAATCTTTATCACCACTAACTTTAATGGTCTTAATTTTCATGGATTCCTCCTTCTAGAATCTCTAATTAGTAATTCTTTGAAGCTGATATCTGTTAAGAACAATCAATATCAACCTCATTCGAATCATTAAAAACACCTCTCAGGGGCATTTTATGAAAAAGGTATCTCGTTTAAATAACAGAGATTTTCTATATTTATGGTAAAATAATAACTACATAAATTAAGACCACAAGAAAGTATAAAATGAAGTTATATACTAATGAAATTGTTTTTCGTGGTCATCCTGATAAAGTCTGTGATCAGATTAGTGACGCACTATTAGATGCCTTTCTCAAAGGAGATAAACACTCTCGTTGTGGGATTGAAGTTATGGGCGGAAAGGGAAAAATTTTTATCACCGGAGAAGTGACTTCCAATACGAAAGTTGATGTTGAAAAAGTCGTAAAAAGAGTATTGAAGGACGTTGGTTATATTACAGATGATGGTCATGCCTATAACATTGTTGAATCTGGTAATCCCGAAGATATAAAGATTATCAATAATCTTGGAACTCAGAGTCATGATATTGCACTTGGTACTAATGATGAAATTGGTGGTGCAGGTGATCAGGGAATGATGTTCGGCTTTGCATGTGATGAAACCCCTGAATATAAACCTATTGCTATGCAGATTTTACAGGATTTTTCGAAATTTTATGATCAATTACGTCAAAAAGACAAGAGATTTTTGGCTGATGGTAAAACACAGATTACAGGTGTTTATGATCGAAAAATGCATTTAAAGAAAATTAAGGATTGGACAATCAGTTACCAAAACACCGAACAAGAACGCGCTAAAACTGATAAGATTCTGATTGATAAAGCTAAAGAATTAGCAGTAAAGTATAATTTAAAAGTTCAAAAATTTCTCATTAATCCGACCGGAAAGTTTTTGATTGGTGGTTTTCAAGGTGATGCTGGTTTGACAGGGCGTAAAATTGTAGTAGATAGCTATCAATCATTCGCACCTGTTGGCGGTGGTGCTTTCTCCGGCAAAGATTCTTCAAAAGTCGATCGTTCTGGTGCCTACAAAGCCCGCGAAATCGCTATTTCTTATCTTAAAAAATATAATTTGTCGCGATGTGAAGTTCAGCTTTCTTATGCAATTGGCATTGCTGAGCCACTCGCTATCTATATTTTAGGTGATGGTAAAAATATCGAACCAGAAAAATCTCTGTACGCCGAATGTACTCCGAAGCAAATGATCGAAGATTTAGGTTTATTAGATAGATGTTTCGAAGATACCGCCAAGTTTGGTCATTTTTAATATCCCATGCTACAATAA